CTCCTTACGATTCCATCCTTCGAGTCTGATTTCGGAGTTAACCCAGCTTCTCCAGTAATCCCAGAAGTTGATATCCGCATCGAATCAACCTCAGTAACTGCAACGACCCGTAAGCTCAGAGCACGTTGGTCACCAGAAATGGCACAAGACCTTACGGCTTTCTACTCAATCGATATCGAAGTAGAACTTACGAACATCCTCTCCGAAATGATCACGCTTGAGATCGACCGTGAAATCCTTAACGACCTTCTTACACAAGCTGGTGCAGCAAACCTTTACTGGTCCAGAGCTCCAGGCAAGATCGTCAACAAGCTCACGGGTGCAGAGGCTCTTCAAAGCTCCACGCTATCCCCAGGTCCAATGGCATTCGTCAATATTCAAGAATGGTATCAAACCCTTATTGAGACAGTATCTGACGTTGCTAACACGATCTACAAGAAGACGCTTCGTGGTTCTGCAAACTTCCTTGTCACGTCACCAGACGTTTGCACGATCCTTGAGCATCTTGTATCCTACAAGCCAGCTTACCGTCTTGACTCCGATGGTCAAGTACGTGACAGCATGACCGTAGGCGCAGAAGCCGTTGGTACGCTTAATAACCGTTACACAGTCTATAAGGATCCATATTTCCCAGCTAACAAGATCCTTGTTGGTCTTAAGGGTAATACGTTCCTTGAGAGCGGTTATATATACGCACCATACGTTCCACTAATCCTCACGCCAGTCATCTACGCACAAGATGACTTCACCCCACGTAAGGGCGTAATGACGAGATACGGCAAGAGAATGGTTCGTAACGACTTCTACGGAACCGTTACAGTTCTCGATCTAAATCTTATATGATTTCTATTCCTCGGCAAAGAGGAAATAGATAAATAAAAGTAGAATAAAGCCTGAGTGTAAAAACTCAGGCTTTTTCTTTATGCATGTTGTTAGATATGAACTATACTTATTTCTATGAAGAAGATATTTCATGAAGCAAGTGCAAAAAGCGGCGTATACAGAATATTGAATATAAAAAATGGACGAGTTTATTATGGAAGCACGGGTTGTTTCTATAAAAGAGCTCAAGCTCATATTAATGATCTTATTTATAATCGTCACTCAAATACGTATTTATTGAATGATTTTAATAAATGTAGTCCTGATGCTTTTATCTTTGAAGTGGTTGAAGTGATTGAAGGAACATCAACTGATTGGCTCGCCGCTGAACAATTGTTTATAGACAAACATTTTGATAATCAAAAACAATGTTATAATATAACGCCTAATGCACGTGAAACTCGTCAGGGTAAAAAACAAAAAAAGAAAGGAAATCCTCTAACTGATAAACGGTTCGGACGTCCTTCGGATGAAGTTCTTAAAAAACGGGCTCAAGCTATACGAGAAGCTAAAAAAACGCCAGAACAAAAAGAGAAAGCAAAACAGCACGCTAAAAACTTATGGAAAGATCATAAAGCGGATATCACTCTTGTTCACATGGAAACAGGAGAAGAAGTATATGTTGATAAACCTCTCAAAACGTTTGCAGAAGAACGAGGATTGAGTTACAAGTCTTTACACCTATTAACTAAAGGTAAGACAAAAAGTTGTGGAGGATGGTTTGTTAAAGGACATAAACCCGTATACGTGTCTCAAAAAGGACAAGTAAGAAAACCTCTTGGCAATACACATAAACAAAAAATTGCTGCAAGCATTAAAGGAATAAAATATGATGGTGTCAAAATAATCTCCCCAGAAGGGGATATGTTAGATTTACCAATCAATATAAAAAGTTTCTGCAAAGAAAATATTATTCATTATTCAACGTTTCTTAAAATGATTAATAGACAATGCAAAACTTGTAATGGTTGGAAAGCTTTATTTTGATACAACAGATACAACAATATTGAATTCTGATAGTATTAATTGTAGAACCTTGTTATTTAAGAAACAATGGGCAAATTATTCAAAATAAGACGCACCGGTAGATTTCATCCATTTGATGTCGCTGCTCCATATGGCTTTCTCGTCAAGAAAACGGAAAAAGGACAATGGGCGAGCATATGTTACGATGAAATATCCGATATTAACACAAGAGATATTGAGCCTGATTTAGAAGAATATTCTTTTATCGAGCCTAATTCGGTTGTTCTGCAACTTGAAGAAAGTATAAAAGGAAAAGAGTTAGAACGGTTTAGTGCAACGATAAAAGGAAAGTATGTTCCAGATGGAAACTACATTCCTTGCTTGCTTGATGAACGTTTGATGCTTATTAAAGCCGAGTTCTTAAAACCCTTATAAAATAAGCCAAAAATATTTGTTTAATTCTTTTGTTCGATATGATATGATAAAAACATATGAGCAAGTATAATCCTCCCCATCATCGTTTTGATACTATTACTGGCTGGCGTGTTTTTGCATCCGAGCCTGACACCGAGACTGTCTATGGCAATTATCGTTTAAAGTGGACGGTAATTGAAGCGGAACAGCCAGGACGGTATATCCGCACCAAGGTTCATCTTTCCGTGGATGATGGACAGACTTGGTTTGAGGAGGATAGCGTCTGGTCACTATATAACGTCAGTTATAATCTAATCAGCAATTATTACGACAATGATTCCTCTTTTAATAAGGCGCTACTTGCAGCCCGTGAGGAATGGATGCTTGCACGCCGCAAGAGACTTGACCGAGGTCGCCGTGAGCATTTTAATTCCCTCCCGCCGGAACAGCGTGCGGTAGTTAAGGCAGAACGGGCAGAGGCATGGAAGCTTCGTAAGGAGCAAGCAGCCGAACGTAAGGCACAAAAGACTGCCCGTATTATGTCACAGATGCTTGAGATTGGACCGGAACTTGTCCGTCTTAAGGAAGATATTGAAAATGCTATTCGCCTTATGGCGAAGGGCGGCGTTGATCGTGCATTTCCTTATTACTACAGTCGTCGCCGGTATCTTAGCACCGCTAAGTGGGCGGTAAACGACATTCGGCGTCATATTGAAAACGCACAGAAGCGAGCAGAAGAAAAGAATAGCTGAATATACCTTATAAATTTAAAGAAACCTGTCTCATTATAAACGATATGAGACAGGTTTTAATATTTTTAGCGGTTTTGTTTGTTGGTTGTACCGATAGAACAACTGACGTATTGGATGCTGGAACATATGTTCCCGATGCTGGCACGATATGTAGTGAGGATGGTGGAATTGATAACGACATTAACAATTGCGGCGGGTGCGACCACGTTTGTCCATTTACTATAACTGATCGTTGTAATTTAAACGAATGTAATTGTGGCAATAGTCCTGCGTGTGATTATAACACGGAAGAGTGTCGTTTTGGAGTTTGTAGACCAACCGATATTACTGGTGCGGTATGTGAGTTTGATGATCAATGTGGATATCCGAGTTCTGGATATGGATGCATTATAGGACATTGCACTCGTATAGAATGTGTTCCAGAAGTTTGTGATAATCTTGATAATGATTGTGATGGAACGATTGATGGAGATAGTCGTGGTCCAGTATCTCGTTGGTGTTACGATAGAGATTTAGGTGCGACAGAAGTATTAAATCCTCCATGTGAGCGTGGTGTTCAAGTATGTTATGAAGGCTATTGGGATGAATGCATAGGTTCTATTCCTCCTCGTATAGAGAGTGGGACATACGCTTGTGACGACATAGATAATGATTGTGATGGTTGTGTTGACGGTGTGTTAAGCTCTACGGGTTGCGTTCCATTTCCCTCAGAGGGCTTTGACGTTGTTTATGCGATAGATACGTCTGGTAGTATGGCATTAAGAATAGCAGCCGTTAAAAGGGCTACAGACGCCTTTACAAGCACGTTTAGTGGAGATGCATCATTCCGATTTGGACTTGTATTGGTGCCGGGTTCCATAGACGGACAAGTTAGTGTAGTTACTCGTCTTGTTCCTTTTTCTATATTTAATCCAATATTGAATTCAAGCTTTCTTGGTATTGGAGGAGGAAGTGAACCTTCATATGATGCGGTATATATGTTAGGGATGGATGATGAGTTACGTATTGGATGGAGAGAGAATGCAGTAAGGATTATTATATTGTTTACTGATGAAGCTGGGCAAAGTTATAGAGAGCCAAGAATAACGGAAACTGATATGTGTTCTGCATTAACTCATGGGGAAGTATTTGCATATGTTGTAGATCCTGTAGTTGCAAGAACATATAATGAATGTGGAATAGAGTTTGAGTTAACGAGTGATCCAATTGCAATGGCAGAAGCATTAAGGGACATTATTCGTGATCCTTGCGATATAACTCCTTAATATTATTGAAGAATTAATACCTTGAAATATCTTATAATCAATGTTATGCTGATTACATGAAGAGTGAACTGAAAATTGTCCCTGCAACGCTTTCCTCGGTGGAGGGTTGAACATGGTTCGTGATCGTCGTAATCGTCGTATTGGGGATATTCAGCGTGATCTTCGTCCCGACCAGGGTGGAGACATTCTTTCGGAGTTTATGCTTGAGTTTGTTTGGCCTCTTGCCACTTTTGTTGTTCTAATGGCTTTGCTTATTTTGGTTGTATATCTATGAGTAATATTAGACCGCTATATACGGAGAAGAACCGCACGGCGCTTGCAGAACTTATCGTTAACCGAATGTCATATGAGGAGTTGGTAGATTATGCAACTTATATGATTGCTTCTTCATATGATAAAAACGTAGATCATTTTAACACGGATTGGGAACTTGTTAATGAGGAAGATGTCTAAATTTAAAGTTGGACAGCTTGTTCGTTTAAAGCACATTAACGTTAATGCTGTGCTTGATGATATGGCTGATGTTCGTGTATACGTCATTGGTGGATATGGGCAAGAAACAAGGCACTTGCATTGGGATTGGATGCCTATTAATAGCATTGGGATTATAGTAGGAGAATTCGATAAGAATTCTTTCGACGTGTTAATTAATGAAAAGCTGATTAATATATCGTATATGTATTTGGAACCGCTTTAATATTTATCCCGTATGCAAACAATGCGAGATATATATTCCATATGGAAACAACGATCCAACTGTGAAGCTACGTTAGGAGGAATTCCTTTAAGACTACGTATGTTAACAACTCCAGAAGAGCAGGAAAAAGGATTTATGTTTGAGCCCGAGCCGGATGATGGCTTTGGGCTTTTTTTTGTTTATCCCGAGCCAAGAGAATTAGGCTTTTGGATGCGGAACGTTCCTTTTGATTTGGATCTTGTGCCTTTAAGTGATGGAGGTCGTGTATTGGGAATTCATAGACTGTTAGCTAATGACGAGAGAACTTGTAAGATCAAGCTTCCGTGTCGTTATGTTTTAGAATTAAAGGCGGGTTGGTGTGAGAGTAATGGAATTGCATCCGGATCTAAAATTGAATTTTAACCGACTTTTCTTGCAATTATTTTAACGCCAGGAACTTTTAATCTTTGAACGGCGGCTATGTTTTTTGTGCTATCATCAAAGAACTCAATCTCTTTATATCCAAACTTCATAGCTACCATCTTAATCCATTGAGCTTTCATTTCCGGATCGCTATTGCCGAGGGCAACAACAGGAATTTCTGGGATATCGTTTAAACGAAAGAATTCCCGAGCTGGTTCTTCACTTCCACGTGCGGTAAGAATAACTGCGCTGTCAGTTCCATGTTTTGCAATAACAAGCTTTAATATTTTTGTTGTCCAACGTATAGCTTTAGGATCTTTTAATCCTTGAAAGTCGGAATAATCAAATTCATCGCCGGGTTCTTTTTCATATACCGCATATTCTGCTGGATTTAAATCTAACAGCTCACCCGAAGCTTTTTTAATATGAACTTTGCTATTTGTTTTTACAAGAGTATCGTCAAGATCCCAAATATATAATTTGCGATTATTAAGTTCCTCATTAATAAGGAGTTTGATATATTCTTTAAGAAGCTTCTTTGACATAATTCCAATTGTAAATATCGTTATCGGCTAGCTTTCTATTGATATTACGACCTTTAATTTTTTTACGCAAATAGTAGTTGAATGCAGAATATGTTAAAATATCTGAATATTTTTCTCTCCATAGCTGTTTTGAGTTATCGTATGTTTCTCCTGTTATAACATTGTAAACTTTTTTAGCAAAATTTTTATTTCCTTTCCATTTATATAAATGTTCTGGAGCTACTTTGCGTCCAATGTTTTTTCTTCTTTGGGCAGCAGCCATAGCATTTTTAGCTATGCAGTATGCAACAGAAGATATCTTATATTTTCTTTTTGTAAACTTCGTTCCAGGAAATGTCATTTTCCAGAATGCATATGCCATATTATCTGAATTTGAATATATACGATACAATAACCAATGAGCTACGTAATGTTCCCGTGCAGTTAACAGTATCAAGTTATCTTCTGCGTTGGTTCCTCCCATGGATTTTGGAATAATATGATGTTTTTCATAATATTCTTTGTCCTTTTTTGAGCGATTTAATAATTTTCTATTATTAATTAATTTTTCATAATGTATTTGATAGTTCATACATTTAAATATGTGTCCAAATCAAATACTTCTATAAGTATCAAGATCGAATATACGTAATTTCTTTCCAGCTTGCAACGTTTCTTTGATGATTTCATGTATATAAGTTTTTAAAATTTGATTGCTCATAATATCATACTAATTAGTAATATGTCAACATTTAATACAACATTAAACCCTTGTCCATTTGGATTTTTTGATAGTGATACGGCATTTCAAAATGATGCAGATAAAGTCGTTACATTCGTTTTAAGAAAGCTTGGAGAAGACGTATTAAGCGTTGAATTGACAAAGAAAATGATTTGGGCTTGTTTTGAAGAGGCTACCCTTTACTTTAACGCAGTCATGATTGAATATCAAGCCAAATCAAATTTATCTTCTCTTCTTGGAACCCCTACCGGAAGTATTGACCCTGCTACTGGCAAATATAACCTCAATTTAATTAATAACTACGTTCAACCAAACTTTGAATTCATCATAAGACAAGCAGAGCCATATGCTTCAGAAGTTGGATACGGTCAATCTCTTCAAAGTTATTCTGGTTCTATTAAATTGGAATTAGGTCGTCAAGATTATGATATATATGAAGAATTAAAAGATGAAGCAGGCAATCGTCTTGCTGCTTATATGGGCACCGGCTCCCTTGATGTTCGTGGTAGAATGAAAATATTTGAAGTATATCATTATGCTCCAATTCAATATGTATTTAATAGCAATCTTGCATCTAATTTCGTTGCTTCAGGTCTTCCAGTAGAAAGCTACGTTCCAGATACACGCTTCTACGTTCTTCCCTTGTTTGAAGACGTATTGAGAGCTGGAATGTTAGATATGGCTTCTCGTGTAAGACGTTCTCATTATACTTATAAAATATCTGGAACTGGTATCCGAATATTCCCAACTCCAAATAATCTTATTCCATTCTTTAATGATAAACTGTGGTTAAGAGTTGGCTTTCCACCCTCGGCTGCTCCAGGCATTGTTGGCACATACTTTAGCGGCTCATTAGAGGCGTCTGGAAGCCTCCAGGATCCTGCTACACCGTCCTCCGTGTTATTCGGTGTCAGTAACCCAGGAAACATTCCTGCGGGCTTTATAACGTATTCTTCTCTCAACCCATGGAGTAGAAATTGGATTATTCTTTATACTTTGGCGGTTGCTAAAGAACTTCTTGGACTTGTTAGAACCAAGATGAAGACAATCCCAATTCCAGGCGCAGAATTAACTCTTAACGGTGATGAACTACTTGCTCAAGGAAGAGAAGATAAAAAAGACTTATTGGTTGGTGATACTGGCATTATCACTAAACTTGATGCCTTGACCTACGATAAACTTGCAGAGCTTGAAGCAAATAGAGCAGAAAATAATATGAAACTATTGCAACATATGCCTTTCCCCCCAAAATATCTCTGTTTTCCGGGTTAATTGATCAAAACGTCCCCTCTGATCCATCTATATATAATGATAAGTGGAACGCTACCAATTAGAAGAAGAAGATATGAACCTATCTGTTTGAATTACATTATAATGTCAGGTTGCCCTATTTATCTATATGTCAAGGTTATTCATAACAAGCCGAGAGATCCAGTTTATCAATGACATTACCAAGGAATTGGTAAAAGACGTAATTGGGCAACAGATAATTTATTATCCTATTTCTACGATGAAGACCCAAATTCATCCAATATATGAAGAAGCAATTGAGAAGATATTTGAAAATCCAATTCGTTTAGATGTTATGGCTGGACAACCCAACTGGGAAACTAAATGGAACCAATTTGGTAATGAGCAAGTCAATAAGTTTGAGTTGTTTGTTCAAGCCCGTGACCTCTTAGACAAGGGCTATAACCTTAATGAAGGCGACTTCTTCCTTTATGGTGACCAACTATATGAGTTAGTTACTTTCGTGCCTATTAACAACATATACGGTCAAGTAGAATATACAACCGGTTATAAGTTAGAAGGCAAAGTAGCACGCAAAGGTCAATTTGATGTTAACGTCTTTAAACAAATGCTTAAAGATCAAGGCGTTAAGTATATTGATAGTAATGTTACTAAGGTTTGGCAACAACAACGTGGTCTTACGGAGAATATTGAAGGACAAACGTTGGACAAACGTCAGATGCGTAATAGATTGGCAGAAGATATGGCTCCAATAGCATTAGACGAAGGCGCTCGTATTATCAATATAGATGCGGATCCAGATCCTACACATAAACCAGAGGAAGCAAGTTCTTTTGATAATAATAGTCCAACTTACGTAGAACCAACAGATATCTATAACGAAGACTGATACTTAGATATATGGCTGTTGACCCAAAAGAGAATGTCACAAGACAGAACATACCACAAGACCCAAGAAATCCTAAAGATCATCTTGATAGTGGTTATGAAAACCAGCCAAGCTTAGATTTCACTATCCCTCCAGTTGGTATAGAAGATATCGATTTTGCCATTCATCGTTTATTTGATAAGACTATTGGTTTTAATACTTTCATGGTGAGCGCCGCAAAAGGTCCGCAAAATGTAAAGAAACCATATGTTATCTTTGCTACCGGTGAAAGATTTGCTCTTGCAAAACGTCTTAAACCACCAAGAGATAAAAATAAAGTCCTTATTCTTCCAGCTATATCCATTCGTAGGACCGCTATAGAACAAGCTCCTGATGATATTACCGGTAGAGGCTTGAACCAATATACTGGGGTTATAACAATAAAAAGAAAATTAGCTCCAGAAGATAGAGATTATCAAAACCTTGTTAACAAACAAGGATTAAAGAACTTACAAAGCGTTCTTTCTGGATTACCAACTTCTAATAGACCTACCGGCGATGATAAAAATGAATTGGAAGTTGTTCAAGGTGGATTGTTACAAAATAGACTATCTGCAAATAACATATATGAGATAATAACAATTCCGCAGCCACAGTTTTTTACTGCGAAGTATGAAGTTGTGTTTTGGACGAATTATACCCAACACATGACATATCTTATTCAAACATATATGACCTCTTTTCTTCCACAGTTTAGAGGGCATAAATTAGAAACCGATAAAGGTTATTGGTTTCTTGCATACACAGAAGACAGTTTCTCCAATGGAGAAAACATCGATCAGTTTGAAGGTGAGGAGCGTCTTATAAAATATACCTTTAATATTAACGTTAAAGGTTATTTATTGGCTGCTCAAGCGCCTACAAATGCTGTTCCTGTAAGAAGAACGATTAGTTGTCCAAACTTAGTATTTGATATGAGTATTGCTGGAGATATACAACCAAAAGACGTTTTGGAAAGACCTCCAATCAAAGATACTCCTAATGACGGTTTTACATTAACAGATATCGATATGGACCCCGTAACAAAACAAACTGAAACTACATTACAAAAATTTGCTCTTAATAAGACTTTAATTGATCCAATAACTGGAAAGAAGCATAAGAAATACGTATCTATCTTAGATGTCAATCAAAAAAAGGGAGAAACAGTGTTTGCAGCTTCAGATATTGAAACTTTAGAAGAATATTTAATATCATCCAAATGAAGAAATAGTGGTGTAGTAACCCCTAATTAGAAAAAGAAAAGGCTTCAACGCTGATTTGAAGAAGAAGGATAAACCAAATGCCAGATCAAGTTTTTAAATTCCCAGGCTATTATGATCGTGAAATCGATCTAACCGCAAGAGTAGTTGCTCCTAACGGCGTACCTGCTGGTATAGTTGGTTCATCGGTTAAGGGACCAGCATTCATTCCATATACTCTTGGATCATTTTCAGATTTCCAAACCAAGTTTGGCGGTTTTAATCCAAACTTGGTAGCCCCATATGCTGTAGAAAAATTTTTACAAAACCGTAATGCACTTACATTCATAAGGGTATTGGGAGCCGGTTCAAATACAACTTCTATTGATATTGCAGCCACTCAAACCGCCGGCATCGTTAAAAATGCTGGGTTTAAACTTTCTGCTTCTAATGGATGGGGTACCGTTGCAAATAGTACTCGAGCAGTTGGAGCCGTTCAGTTCTTGGTTGCTCGTCACGACTTGCAACCAGGCGAATCCGCACCATCCGGTTTCCCAATGTTTACAGATAACAATAGCTATGTAGATGCTAGTTTGGGAGTTAATCTTGTTCGTGGCGTTATATTTGCTGCTTCTGGTTCTCGTGTAATGATTATGTCTGCCAGCAATGAAGCATTCACCCCAGGATTAAATGATACCGCAATATATTCAACTCCTGCCAATAGCGAAGAACCATATTTTAAGATTGTAATTTCTACCTCACTTGGTACATCATATGCGACTGACGATGGATTTGTCGGAGTAAAAATATATTCTGCATCCTTTAATCCAACATCCGATCTTTACTTCGGAAAGCTTCTCAATACAGATCCTTCAAAGTTTGAAGAAGAACAACATTATTTATATGCTGATTTTGCAGTAGACGATGAAGTTGCAACAGTCGTTCAAAGTAACATCAATGGCGTATTGATTGCTTCTGGAACCTTGAATACTTCTACCACGTCCGGATTGCCAAATGAAAAATTCCTAGCGGCATATGGTCGTTTCGATACACGATATACAACCCCAAGAACTCCAGCTTTCATTTCTCAACCATATGGTTCAACGGAACATGATTTATTCCATATTGAAGCATTGGATGACGGTCAATATATCAGCGATAAAATTAAAATATCAGTTCAAAGCTTACAAGCTTCAACAAATCCAATATATCCATATGGAACATTTGCTATAACGGTTCGTCAATTTGGAGATACTGATATTAATCAAGCAGTTATCGAACAATTTACTGATCTAACGCTTGACCCAGATAGCGATAATTACATTGGCAAGATTATTGGCGATGCAAAAGCATACTTCAATTTCGACGTAGAAGATCCAGATGATCGCCGCATAGTTCGTTCTGGAAAGTATGCAAATAAGTCCAACTATATTCGTGTAGTGATCAGCGATGCTGTAGAACAAAAGATGGTACCATCAAGCGTACTTCCATTTGGTTTCCGTGGCGTTGACGTATTGAATACAAATCCAAAATTCACCGACGTGAGCTCCTCAATCGCTTCAGAACGCCGTTTAGTTGGCATTGGTTCTCAAGACACATTTGGCTGTGAAGGCGCAATTGTCCCACCAGTTCCATATCGTTATAAGGTAACTAGAAATAGCGGTTCTCTAGAAATTACAGATGCTCGTCTCTTCTGGGGCGTGAAGTTCGAAAGAAACAATAACAACGTTGAAAACGTTAATATCAATAACGAACAAAATCGCTTTATTGCTGCGGCAACAAAGTTTGCTGGTATTAGCAAGCTAGACGTGGTAGTAACCGGTTCTTCAAAAGATAATTTTAATAATAATAAGTTTACTTTAGCTAGAGTTGCGGTTAGTGGCGTTAATGACATTTCAGGTCTTACTGGTACCGCCAGTACTCAAATGAGAAAAGCTCAATATATCCGTAATGGAGTTGTTGATCCAACAACGTATAACGTCAATGGATTTGTTACGTTTGCATCCCTTGTACATGAAGGTACGCAACCAATAACGTTCAACAAATACAACAACTATGCCAAGTTTACAACCTTCCTATATGGTGGTTTTGATGGCGTTAACATTCTAGATAAACACGCTGTTAGATTTGATGATAAATCTACTTCAATTGAAGTAGATGGTGGTGCTTATTCTGCATTTGTATCCCCTGGATTTAGTGCAAATCAAAACGGCATTGGAATTGAAAATAATCAAATCAATAGCTATCGTATAGCAACAGACATTATTACAAATCCGATTGCTTCTAATATCAACTTGCTATCACTTCCAGGTCAACGTGAACCGTTTGTTACGGATTATGCATCAGATAGAGCATCTGGCTTTGGTTTAGCTCTATACCTAATGGACATTCCAAACTACAACTCTTCTGGAGATAGAATATTTGATGGAGAAATTCTTGGTACATCGTCTTTTATCGACGTTCAACAAACTGCCAATAACTTCGATATTCGTTCTATCGACAACACATTTGTTTCTGCATATTTTCCAGATGTCATAATTGCTGATCCGCAAACAAACAAGAGAATTACAGTACCAGCAACGGTCGCTGCTCTCGCTGCAATCGGCTATAACGACAAGGTAGCTTATCCATGGTTTGCTCCAGCAGGATTTAATCGTGCAGCCCTTAACTTCGTAACCCTTACGAGAACAAGAGTAAATCAAGGAGAACGTGAAAAGCTTTATCAAGTAAGAGTTAATCCAATCGTTAAGTTCCCAAATGAAGGTTATGTAATCTTCGCACAAAAGACACTTGATGGAGCGGGCACTTCACTAGATAGCATTAACGTACAACGTATGATTATGGACGTACAACGTCAAGTAATCGATATCGGCAATAAGCTTATTTGGCAACAACTAACTCCAGCTCTATATAATGAATTCGTTTCTAGAGTTACTCCAATATTGTCTCTAGTACAAAATCGTGGTGGTTTGAGACAATTCAAAGTTGTTTGCGATAACACAAATAATACAATGCTCGACCGTGAGAATAACAAAATGAATGCTAAGATTTACTTACTTCCAGTCAAGGCAGTAGAATTCATCGCCCTCGACTTCATTGTCACAAGAGAAGGCGTTCAATTCGGTTGATATGAATAGTTAATATTAGTAACTGAAAAAATAGAAAAGGCATAACAACAATGACACAAATATCGTTCAAATCAGCAGGCGTTTCGGCTAGAACAATAAATCTAACAGGACCAACGGCAATACAGCCTTCTGGTATTCCTGCTGGTGTGATTGGTACCTCTATAGCTGGACCAGCATATGTACCAACAACCGTAGCTACCTACAATGATTTTCAAGCAACCTTTGGAGAAACAACTAATGACATATATGTTGGTCCATTAGCGGTTTCCGAATGGTTAAGAAACGCTCAAGCTGCTACATTTATTCGTGTTCTTGGAGCCGGAGCAGGCAATGCTAGAACTGTTGATACGGATGCTGCTGGTGGAAATCGTGGAAAGGTTGAGGGAGCAGGTTATGTCGTCGGCGGTGAGTTGCCAGAATATTGGAATGGATTTGCAGGCGAATTAACCGGTTCTCAATATGCTACTCCTGGTAACTCTCTTGGAAGAACATACTTCCTTGGTGCTTTCATGAGCCAATATGAAACAACTGCCTCTAATACCATAGTAAGCTCTTCAATGTTAACAGACGCTGGTTTATCAGCAAATGGAGCTCCGATTGTTCGTGGCATTCTTTTCGCAGCTAGCGGTACTCTTCTAACGTTATCTTCTTCTATTAGCAGTTCAAATGTCGTTTCTACAGGCACAACAACACCAGGAGGTGCAGTTACCGGCTCTGTCAAACTTCTTAATGGATTACAAGAATTCGTTATGCTTGTAAATGGTCTTACAAATACCGATCCAATGTATCCAAGTGTAATTACTGCATCTTTTGATGTTGAAGCTCCAAACTACTTTGGATCTTTAATGAATAGAGATCCATTAAAGCTTGAACAAGCCGGATACTACTTGCAAACAGATTGGGTTATTCATCCATCACAAGCAGTTGTAACAGGTTCTGGCATTATCCTAAATACTGATAATGGTGTTGAAAATCTACGTACAACATTTGGCTTAGAAAACGTTGCATTCCTTGTAACTGGTTCAAAAACAAGAAATAGTGGTTCTCTATATGCTCCTAACTATGAAAACTTTGAAGACCGTTATCGTACTCCAAAGAGCCCATGGTTAACTTCACAAAAGTTCGGCGGCAAACCAGTTAATCTTTTCCGTATTCACTCTGTGGATGACGGCGTATACGCAAACGATAAAGTTAAAATCTCAATTGAAAATATTACTCCAAGCCTTTCTGACGTTTATCTCTATGGAACGTTCGATCTTCTAGTAAGAGATTTCTCAGAT